TTCTACTGGTGAGATTACTCCACCAACAGCAACAGATACTAAGAAGGTTGTTCCTACTAGAGAACAATTTGCTGCTGACTTCTTGGGCAAACCAAAAGCGACTAAGCCATATGACCTACCTGCTGACGCAGCAAGTGCTGGTGCTGGTAATCTTATAAGTTCTCTAGGCTTTAACGTAGATATGTCCAAGCGTATTAAAGATACAGTACAACAAGACTTGGCTGCTAGAGGATTGTTAGATACAGATACAGTTGTACCTGTTAATATTATCCCATCTTATACATTTGATAGTGAATCATTTGCTGCAGATGGCATGGATACACAGCAGAAGCTTAAATTCTACAATGATAAGTTAGTAGACCCTAAAAATGCAGATAATGTAGAATTTTATAAGGGTAAGATTACAGGCATTGAAAGTGCTATTTTAAAGAATGGTGGTATTGATGACCAAATTACAGTACTAAAAACACAATTAGCAAAACAAACAGGTGATATAGCAGAGCAAACTTCCAAAAAAATTGCAGGTCTTAATAGAACCAAGGCTTTAAATGAAGCTACCGCAAGTGGCGATAGAATGGCTATATTGGAAGCGGAATCCTCTGTTGCTCTTGCAGATGCATATAATAAGGTAACTAAGGATAAACCAGAACCAGATTTAGCAACTTACAGGTCTATAATCCAAGAAATTGCAGATATTAAAAGTGAGCCTACTTTTTCAACAATAGTGTCTAGGGAAGAAGATGAGTTTGCTAATGACGTAAAGTTTGGTAGACTGACAGAAGGTACAGATGAGTATGCTTCTAGGCTTACTGCGTTGAAGGAAAATAGACGCATTGCTAGTTTAATACCTACTGATGGAAAAATTAATCCTAGTTCTGTTACTAATTTTATGAATCAAATGGATACTGCTATTAAATCAGATTTAGCAAAATCAATGCCACCTGCAGAATTTAAACAGTTCTATGAATTATCTGCACTGTTGAAAAAAACTCCATCTATGTATAATGAATCATTTACACCGGAACAAAGAAAAATATATGATGATGGTATAGCACTTACACAAACCACACGTAAGGTTGCTGTTCAACGTGTTTTATCTGGACTTTCTGACACGGGTGGATTTAGTCAATATCCAGAAGCATGGATTGCTGCTAATAATTTAGGGTTTTCTGGAATGTTAGATGACGCAGAGGCGGTTAGTGCTACGCCTACTACTTCAACTGACACCTCTGAAGCAACATCAGCTACAACTCAAACAGATGCTGCACTAGCTTCACAAGAACCTGTAGTAGTTTCTGATAATAAACGAAATGCTATGCTATCAGCTTACCCAGACACAGAATCAGGTGCTGAAAAATTAGTAGCTAATAAAATAAGTAAAGGATTTACTGCAGCAGATTTACTAAAAGACCCAGAGGTAAATGCCGTATATGGACCAGCGTTTAAAGATAAATTAAAATCTTTATCTGAAGGAGGTATTGATTTTACTGCAGCAGATGCAGAAACAGATATGTCACAGGATGGTATTGTTTCAGCAGAAGCTACAGAACGTAATTCTAAAGTAGATGCTATTGTAGATAGATTTCACAATCCTACTTTCTCAAAAACAATAATAGGTCAAAAGTCTAAAGTAAATCGTTTAATACGAGAAAGTTTAGGTTTAGAAAACACTCCTGAAAATAAAGAGTTAGTTAGCAAACTAATGACAGAATCTGCTGTTAGACTATCTCCTGACGTAGTAGTACAAAAACGTGGCGACCGTGGACGTAGTGGACGAGCCAAAGGTGGCTTGATGGCTAGGAATTAGATATGAGTATATTTGATGACGATGAAGAAGTACAAAACCTGCTATCTAGTGAGCCTGTTAAAACTACTTCTGAAGCTACTAAACCTACGAAAACTACGCCAGTTAGCATTTTTGATGACGATGAAAATATTTCTAAAGCATTAAATGAAAATGACACAGAAGAAACTGTAGCTGTCAACGCTATAAAACGTACCAATCAAGACCCTGACATTATGGCTACTGCTAAACGCTTTGTTAAAGACCGTTTAGGCATGGATAATGTTACTGATGAAGAAGCAATGGAAGAGTACATTGCACACTTTCGCTCTTTCAATGTAAATGAGATTACTGCTGGTGGTGACTATAACTATGTGTCAGGTCTAGCTACTGACGCAGATGAACCAATGCGAAATGGTGAAGTTAATGTTTCTGCACAGCAAAAGCTAGAAGACTATCGTGCATTATATCAGAACTTTCAAGAGATGCCAGCTTTTGAAGACGGATTTCTTAGTACTGTTGGAGACTATGGTGCTGGTTTACTTACTGCACCGTCCACTTATGTAGGCTTATTGCTTCCCGGTATAGGTAAAGGTACTGGTGTTGCGGCAACACAAGCGGCTAAACTAGGTATTGGTCAGATACTAAGAAGCCCGTTAAAAAATAAGTTAGTTAGTACTACTATAGCAGGTGCTATGGCTAGACCTATACGCACAACTATTGCTGTAGAAGGTGCTGCAGGTGCTTTGCAGGATGTTGCCGCACAGGGAACAGAGATAGCTGCTGACTTACGAGATGAAAGAAGTTTAGCACAAACCGCACTAGCCTTTGGGATTAGTGGGGTTACTCCTGTTGCACTAGCTGGTGGATTACTTAAAGGTAAGAGTAGTAAGATTATTGAAAGAAATACTGGTGAACTTGTTGAAGAAGGTCTTGATGCGGAATCTAAAATAATTGTAGAGGCTGGTAAAAAAGCAGACAAAGTATTAGAAAAAAATACTGAGCTTGTTAAAACAATTAAACAAAACCTTAGAGCCTTAGACCCTGAGATGGTAGCTGCTGGTGAAACAGTAAGAGAGGTTACAGAAGAAGGAATTGATATACTACCTTCTCAGATGGTAGCTATGACACCTGAACATACTAAGCGTATTCTTGCTGGTGTAACAGAAGCAATGGTAGAAGGTGGTGTTACACTTAAACCGGGTGAACGTGTTGTTGAAGGTGTAGCTAGAGTTATAAGAGACTCAGACTTCATTGATGACATAATGAAAAAATATAATTTAACTCGTGATGACTTTGCTAATCTGTTTATGGCAGAGTTTAATGCCCAAGCTAGGTCTTTAGCTGAAGCAGGTAAAGCTAGTAAAGCTCTTCAAAGACTAGAAGGTGTGGCAGGACTTGACATATTTAATCTATCTAAGACACAGATAGAAAAAGTAAATAAAGTAAATAAACGTATTGAAGCAGGTGATGGAAGAAAAGTATTAGAAGACGTTGGAGGCTTAGAGGATGCACAAGCAGATAGTCTACTAAAAAGATTTGGTCAACTACCTCGTGCATTAGACCAAGTTCGTCTTGCCTCTATGACATCTCAGACAGCTACTACATTACGTAATACTGTATCAGGTGCAGGTAGAGTAGGAATTGATATATTAGTAAAAGGTTTTGATAGAGGTTTCGCATCTGCTTTACAAACTGTTGGAGCAGGTAAAGGTAAGGTTGGTCTTAAAGGCGCACCAAACGAAGACATATTTGGTGTTCTTTATGGTGTAATTAATAAGAAAGAAGCCGAAGCAGTTCGCACCATGTTTGATTTAGGCTTTCATAACAAAGCTACACAGCTATATAGACAGTTACAGGACTTAGATGACGGTATAAAAGCTACACAAGAAGGTACTAAGTTATCTAAACTGCGTCAGTATAGTACGGAACTAAATGCTTTAAACACTGCATCTGATAATGTATTTAAACGTGCTGCATTTATTGGTTCACTTAAAAGGCAGCTGAATGAAAGTTTTACACAGCAAACAAATGAAGTCCTACAAAAATTAGGTAAAGAAGGTGCTATAGATGCTAATGAGTTTATACTGACTACTATTATTAAAGAAGGTAGATTCAAACAAGTCTTTGGCACTAAAGATGGTCAGAAGATGCTTGATAAAGCTGTAGATGAAGCCTTGTCATTTACTTACCAGAAGTCACCTGACAGTGCTTTTGGTAGAGCTTTAGTGCAAGGCATACACAAAGCACCTTTTCTTACTACATCATTAATACCCTTCCCTAGATTTGTCGCAAACGCTATGCGATTTACCTATGAATATTCACCTTTGTATTTTACTAACAAAAGAGTGCTTACACAATTAGTTGGTAAAGGCAATGAAGATAACTATGAACAAGTATCTAAAGCTGTTGTAGGAACTGGTTTGTATGCAGCTGCCTATGCCTTCAGGGGCAGTGAAAATGCAGGTGAGAATTGGTGGGAATATAAGAAGGATGACGGTTCTACTTATGATATGCGTCCTTTCTTTCCCGCCGCACCGTTTTTGTTTATAGCAGATATGGTTCGTAGAGCGAATGAAGGAGACCCTGTAATAGGAGACAGAAGTTTTGTAGTAGATGCTATTCAAGCCCTATCGGGAACACAATTCCGTGCAGGTTTTGGTATCTATGCACTAGACTCAGCACTAAACGATGTATTTAGTGAAGGAAGCATAGATGAAAAAGCAGAAAAAATAGGTGGCGAATTTTTAGCTAATATTGTTAGCACCTATACTATACCTCTTACTGCTGGACAAGATTTGTATAACACTTTCTTAGCACCAGACGATGAGAGAATAGTAAGACAAACTAAATCTACTAATTTGACTGAGTTGATTGTAAATAAATCTATGGCTAGATTGCCCGGTAACTTTAGAATGCAAGAACTTATTGAGGAAAAGTACGGTGTAAAAGCACCAGAGCCTTATGAGACCGCTACCCGTGGTGACAAACTTAGAAGAATAACACCAATAACTCGTCAAACTCAAGGTATACTTGTTAAGCAACGCAAGAATATACTAGAGAAAGAAATGGCACGTCTTAAAATATCATCTCGTAAATTAACGCAAAGAACAGGTGTACCAGAAGCAGACCAGTTGGTAAACGCTTTACTAGGTGAATACGCTGATGAATACATTGTGCCTGTTATATTAGCTAATAAAGAATATAAGGAAATGCCTAGTGCAGAACAGGCTTTGTTTCTTAAATCTGTAATTGATGATTACCGTGGTGACTTAGTAGAATTGGCTAAGTTAAACTCTAAAATGTATGGTGATGAGAGATATGGATTTGACCCATTCCAGCGTGTAGCCTTCAATAAAATTAATGAAGTGTATCAACAGAAAGCAATGAAAAGATATGTTGAATTATATGGTGAGGTTACGGAAGATAATCCTTACGACTTTGAAAGACTTACATCTTTAGCAAAACAGTATGAGTCATTAGGCTCTATTAGAAAGTAAATAAAAAAGGGGCAATTAAGCCCCTTTCTTTTATCGTTTATCTCCTGACCCGCCAAGTTTACCCTGCTCTTGTCGGGTTTTTAGTTTGTCAAGGTTAGCCGCCATGATTGTTGCTAGTGACATATCTAAGTCTCGTGCTAGTGCAGCACAGTACCAGAGTACATCTCCAATCTCAGAGGCTAGTTGCTGTTGCCAATCATCTGGTAGGCTCTTCTTGCCATCCCTGATAATCTTCTTAACCTTATTAGCAACCTCTCCTGCCTCACCTGCCATACCCAATGCAGGATATGTAATCTTGTGTGTCTCAGGATAGATGGCTGTGGCTACAGCTTTATCTTGGTAGTCATTAACATTCATGTCTTTGTACCTTTCTTCCATCCACTGCTTAACTTCGTTTTCTAGCTTGCTCATTGTGCTGTACCTGTTTCAGATTAGCGTAGTAGGCATCATTGTAACCACGCTCCCATTCACGATGCTGCATGGTGTTAGTATCCATGTTGCTATCCCGTGCAAAAAGTTTCCCCTTCTTTCCACTTGTTTGGCCTTTGATAAAGGCATCGTAGCCCCACTGGTATTGTATTTTGAGTGGGGCATCGTACTTAGTTAAGCCATTACGCCTCATTTAAATTCTCCTGTACTTTCATGTTAAAGATTTTAATTGCTGTAACTCTGTCTATTTTAAACCACTCATTAAGTCTTTCTTCTGAGAAGTGGTCAAACACTCTATGCATTTCCCTTTCAAGTTCATGCCTATCGTCAGAAGAAATTGTAGCAATTACTGAGTAATCACGAAATGGTGAGGATGTCTGGTAGCCATTGCATCTATCTGATGTCATGCTTGCCTTACCCACCTTAATCCATTGAGGCCAAGCAGGATTAGTTATTGCGTAAACATCTCCTTCTGAAGTTTTCTCTATTTCTTCGTGCGACCAAACACTATCCAGAGATTTAAAGTTTCCGGGTTTATGTAGCGGGTGAGACTTAGGTACGTACTTACCGTTAACAAACATCCTTCCCTTATTCTTTTTGACTTGGCTTTCAACTCTACGTCTACCACCATCTCCGGGCTGTCTGTACCAGTACTCTCCATCTTCTAGCCAGCTTTTTTCAGTGTAGTTCTCTAGGTTTACTTTATCTTTTAACTTTGTCATGTTAAATCTCCTTCATTAGTGCGTCCCAACTACGTGGGAACTTGGTTGAACAATAGGCAGAAATTTGCCTAGCTACTTCTTGTACCTCAAGTTGTGAGGTTTTGTCAAGTCTTAGTTGGCATACTCTTGAGAAAGCATACAAACTACCTGACCAATACCACTCAGTGTACATATTCTGAGGCAGTATCATTCGCGCCATCTCTGGTGCTACACCTTGTATAATCATCTTATTGTAATTAGTCAAGGCTAATTGTGTTACATCTCCTACATATAAGTTAGGAAAGTATTGCGACTTAGCTTCTCCATCACTACCCTGCTTCACATTCTCAGGCTTACCTCTCCATGTATCAGGTTCATAAAACTCAGGCTCACTATCTACATACCTACGTGATACCTCATTCCATGACAAGCCTACCTGATGCTTGGCTAACTGCCTTGCAATAAAGATAGGTGCCTTAACACGGAACTGCAAGAAGCAATGGCTGAAAGGCGACCAGTGATTGTGTCTAGCTAGATAGTTAATTAGCTTAACATCTTTCTCGTCAAGCGTTGAGGATGTCTTGTCAAAGGACACCCTCGCTGCATTGACTACCGTAAGGTCAGTACCCATGTGGTCAACTAAGTCTACGTTCATGTTTGCTCCTTTCTCTTGAACCTATGTTTAAAGAACACTACTACATTGAGAAGTGTGTTTGTAGTGATGGCAACAAGTATCCACCATTGCCACCACAGTAAGTCTAATCCACTACACTCTATCATGCCGCTGTTAAGTCCACAACTTCACAGACTCCTGCAGTACAGGCTAACTCACGTCCACCTGATGTAGTATCTTCCTTCTCAAAGTCACTCAGCTTGTTCCAGTTCACTGCCTTCGGCATCTTAGAGAACATCTCTTCATACTCATCTTTAGAGCAGTCCTGATAGGGTGCCTGTGCATAGGTGTGGTCACTGAATGGTAGGAAGCTGATGCCTGACACCTCATCAAAGTGTTCATACACCCATGACCCTACTGACATCCACTCATTCTCCTTGACAGAGATAGTGACTGATGGTTTGTGTTCACACCAATGACGCTGATATAGTAGCCACAAGTCAAGCTGTTCAATGGCTGTCATCTCAGTACGTGTTACCGCAGCATTGGGTGACTTCATTGGGAAGCTAAACACTGTAGTACTATCAGGCTTCATTACGTCAGGCTCTGCCGGGATACCTTCACTAATCAAGAACTGTGTAAGTGGGTCTTTGTTATCGCCACGAACAGTACGAATATAGTGTGGGTTATGCCTAGCATGGATACCTGATGCACTGTCAACTAATTGACTAACAGTACCACTAGGCTTGACGCATGTGATTGCTGTAGACTGTGGGATACCTAGCTTCTTGGCTAATACTTCATTAGTCTTAACTGCTTCATCCCGTAGTAAGGACAGGGTAGCACCAATGTTCATGCCTAGTGTAGCACTGTTACCTGACAACATTTCATTATCCATGATGCCTGTTAGTGATACACCTAACAACCGTTCTTCCTCTGTGTTCTTCTGCCATACCTTACGTAGGTACTTGAAGTCTGTCAGAGTAGATTGGAATGTACCCAAGATTGTAGCCAAGCGTACCTTGTTAGCTAGTGACTGTTCTGTATCACCTGCACGTGCTACTACCTCTGACAAGTTACAGAACTGGTAAGGACGTAAGATGATTTCACTACAAGGGTTGCAACCGAAGTCATGTTCTGTATCACGTCTACCATTCTTAGCCGCTTGCTTCTTAGCAGATTCACGGTTGAAGATACCACGCTCACCAGACTTACTCTCGTATAGTGACACCCATTCACGCATGAATGTACCCATCTCAGGCTTAGTCTTGTACGCTACAGAGTTATTAGCTAATGCACGTTGACCTTCATTCTCCCACCACATACCTGACTTAGCATGTGCCATCTGGTCATCATTAAGATTAGACAATGAAATCAATGCGCTACGGCGTACACCACCGACAACTACAACTTCACCAATCTTACACATGATGTCGTGACACTCAATAGGATATAGCCTACGTCCTGCGGCACCCTTAAACTTCTGTATGACAAACTGAAACAACTCTTCTAAGGGTGCTGGGCCAGAGGCACGTCCACCAAAAGTCTTCAGTCGTTCACCAGCAGGGCGTACAGCAGACACATCCCACTTAGGTATCTGACCAGCATACAACAGAGAGATTAACTCACGTAAGGCACCAGCCCATCCGGGTCTGCTATCACCTACCTTGATTACTGTATCTGTCTCATGCATTGCTTCATTAACAATGGGTAGCTTCTCAATGCTATGACGCTCTACGCTGAAGCCAACGCCAGTACCACACATTAGGATGTACATAGTCTCATCAAATGCACGTGGTGTATCTACTGCTAGGTATGAACAGTTGAATGCCCCTACGTGGCAACGGTCTAGTGCAGGGCCAGATGTCATCAAGGCTCTCATGCTAGGCATGATGTCTTGGTTCAGCACAGCTTCTTCTAGTTCGTTACGCAACTTAGTTTCCAGCTTATAGCTGTGGTTTTTCTTGAGGTGTTTAGTCATATAATCAAAGTATCGTGTGACTGTCTCACCCCATGTCTCACGTCTCTGGTCGTCTTCTTTCCATCTTGCATAACGTGATAACGCTATGAAGTTCTGGTAGTCTGTTGGTAAATGGTTACTTAACATGTCTATATCACTCCGTTATTGTTCTAATGGTTTTTATTACAGCACCGTCTACATCATAGAAGTATTCTCGTATGCCATCCTCAATCTCTTCCCCAACCTGCCCATCAGCAGGTATGGGGTATTCTTCTTCATCTATATCCAGTGTTATAAAAACTTTAACTCTTACCATCGTATAGACCTTCTACTTCTGTAATTAACTTATCCAGATACCACTTAGCTTTCTCTAAGTCCTGTGTACCATTTTTGTATCTGTAACGCCACACATATTTAATAATATTGGCTTGTAGTGAATATTCAAAGCCTTCACCTGTTGCTGCGGCGATAGCATCAATACACTCTACACCTGATGTATTGTAGTGTGGTGGACTATTAACCATGTCCACATTACCATATGCTTCTTTACCCGCCTGTTCAAATGCATCCTCTTGCATCGACATTTGCTTCATATACTCTTCGTGTCTTAGCTGATTCATTATGCACTCCCTTTTGTCTTTGTGTTGAAACTAAGATGTACTACGTTATCGTCATACGTTTTTGTAACACCGCATTCTTCCTCTAGTTCTACATCAATAGTAGTCTTGTTGTCAATCATAGTTAGTACATATTCGTGTGCTAAATCTCTAATACTTTCTTCTTGTTCCATAATAGGTACAATAGCACACATCATCTTAGTGAAGTGCATTACTTGGTCATAATCATCATCATCCATAGGGTTATCGGCAAACGCCATAATAGATATATCAATCTCCCCATTCCATGAACCATCATCTCCTGCAAAGGGGCGTACTCTTATCACAAAGTCTTCTTCTTCTAGGCTGTCTATAATCTTTTGCTTATCCATGTTATCTCCTTTTTACTTTCTTGCCAGTAAACTCTATGAAAGAACTGTGTTTATTCTTTCCCTTTTCTTTTAACCAGTCCTCTGGAATGATGCGGTCATAGTATCTAAAACCATACTTTATACACCAATCTGCATAAGAACCTTTAGCACCTTTACTAGTCTTACTTCTACTATTAGTAAAGACAAATCTAATATCTAACTTAGGGTGTTGCTTCTTTATTGCAATATGCTTGCGCCTGTCTGCTGCCATGAAGCGGCCCTTTGTCTCAATTATAATACCGTTATCTAATACAAAGTCAGGAGTATAGGTACGGTAGGCTAGGTCTTCCCACTCAATCTTAATGTTTTCGTATCCATAGATTATGTTACGTTCATCAAGATAAAGTGAAAGTTTATGCTCTAACCCACTACGATACCCATACTTCTTAGCTTCCCTAGTCGCCTTATGGTACAACTACATCTCCTATGTAAGCTGTTGTCGGTGGCACTTTAGCCTTAGACATTACTGCAGGACGCTCCGTTAGATTATCCCAGCAGTCAAAGCGATAAGAACAGAACTTACAGCCATTGTTAAGTACGCTGTTTCCTGTTTCCTTTCCTCTAAATGTTTCTGGTACAGGTTCAAAACATCTTTCAAACTTATTGTTATTAACTGTATCAGTTGTTGTTTGTATCTTAGCTATTTCAGTATCCAAGTCAAGACCACTAGCAGGTACATATTTAAATGCACCGTTAGCTTTATTAACTACCCACCAGCCACCAACTTTCTTACCAGAGGCTTTAGCATAACCAGCAAGCTGCCCTACATACCCAAAGCTATCTCCTTTAGCTAGTGTATCATACGATTCAAACTTGTTAGTATAGGACCAATTAGACGCTGATTTAATGTCATCAACAGCACCGTCAACAACGATGTCATATGTTCCATTAATGGATACGCCATTATCCAGTTCCAAAGTAACGTGTTCCGGCTCTTCATATTTAACTCCTGCAGATGTTAGTAATCCTTTGAAGACAGCTTCAACGATGTCTCCAAGCATCATGTTCATTATGAATGTTGTTGGGAATGGTAATGCTACATCTGGTTTATTCTTATCATACCAGAGTTGGCAAGTGGGGCGACCCACATTGGACATTCTTAATCTAAAGTCGCCCCGCTTTTTACCACTGCCAAACTGTCTCTTCATAGCATCAGCAACGTCATCAGCCACCTGTTGTATGGTGGCATCTGACATTTCGGTTTCACCTTTTACAGCGTCTTCCATGTACTGATGTAGTGCAAGTTCAGCAGGATGATGCATTATGCTACTGCCTCGTCATCAACTTCAATATCAATGAAGTCATCGACAACATCCATATCTTCGTCTGACATCTGCTCAGTAGCTTTCTCTGTCCACTGGTTCATTATGTAGTTGTTGTAATTATCAACCCATGACATGAAGTCAGCAAACAAAGTCTGGTCACTGTCTGTTAACTTAACAGTCTTAGTGACATCAAGAGATGCTACAGGTACGTAGTACTTTGCCCCTGTAGGAATGGTGCGTACATCCGTATTAGCAGTAATGATGTGCTGGATAGGAAGACGTTGCATCTTAGCCAGTTGCACAAAGCTATTACCAATCTCTTTAAATGCTTCACGATTATCAATCTCCCAAATGAATGATGATGTAACAGCATCTACTGATTCACCTTTATCATTAGTTGGATTAATCATCTCAACTTCACCGAAGACAGCACGTACACGTTTAATAGACTTGAGTACGTCTTGTGTATCTTTAGGTAATGCTGCCCAATCCTTGATGTAACCTGCTGGCTTACCGCAGTTAAAACCACCAGCATTATCCTTCAAGTCAATGTCAAGTGTATCAGCCATGATACTCTTAACATACCTGCCGGGATTCTTTGCGTCACCTTGAATGAAACGCTTATGCATGAACCGTTGCATGAATGGACGCATCTTAATGCTTGTAGCAAAGATAGGTTCTTTATCTGGAATCTCCAGCTTATAGTTACCCCCTTCTACTACTTCAATGTTCATGCGTTTACCATTCACATCTGCTTCACCCATAATAGGTGCATGACTAATCTTTAGGCGAGGTAATGTGCCGCTACTAGAAGATGTCTTCTCGTTAGCGATGCCCATTGCTTTAGCCATACTTGCATAGTCATCGGTATTAATTGTAGTCAACTGTGTCATATTGATACTCCTTCCAATTTAGTTAATGAGATATAGTTATATCACGCTACATCTTTTACGTCAAGCCAATTCGGGCCTATTTTTGCCTCTAATAGTAGTGGTACATTGAAGTCTACACCCCAACGTAACGCTATAAGTTCATTCAATACATCATTAGTACTCTCTATGATATTGATTACATCAGCTTCTTCATCTGGATGCACGTCAATAACAATACTGTCGTGTACTGAATTTACTATACATGATTTCATACCCTTTAGCAACTTATCTATGTGTAATAATGACACAGGAACAATATCTGCTGTAGCAAATGATTGCACAGGGTAATTCTTAATTTGTGTAAAGTAAGACACTCTACCACTAGCATTACGAACTACATCAGGAAAGGAAAACTCCCTGCCACTTGGTGTAGTTATCTTACGTGTTTCTATAGCTTCTTTAGCCAGTCGGGAGTGCCAAGCGGCAACCCCCTTGTACTTTTCTGTGAAATGTTCATAGTATGCTGCTTCCGCTTTTGTTCTGCCATATCCTGTTGCGCCGTAGAGTGGAGCAAACGTATGCGCCTTCGCATCCTGTCTACTCGTAGGCTGACCAGCATCACTAATAACTTTAGCGGTATATGAGTGTACATCAAATCCATTACATACTTCTTCAATAGCAACTCCATCCTGTGATAAAAATGCGGCGGCGCGAAACTCAAGCTGTGCCATATCAGCTTCCATTATCTTACCACCATCGAATCGTGACACAAATACTTTCTTAACAGGAAACGTGCCGCCACGAGGCATGTTCTGCATATTAGGATTAGCACCTGACAGACGACCTGTCGATGTGCGGTGTTGTAGTAGGCTTACGTGCAGTACATCATCTGTCTTAGTATAGTTAGCTATACCATCAACGAATGATGAGAGATAGGTATCAACTGCACTTAGTCTGCGTACCTTAGATAAGAAGTCTACTGCACTATCCATACCCTTAGACTTAGCACCAGCCTCTAACAGTTGTAAGTTTCCCTTGCTTGTACTGAAACCATTAGCACTAGCCCATTTAGCTGTAGGTGGCTTGAACTTAAAGCCAGCATAAGTAGATGTAGGATTGAATAGATACCCAGCACCACCGCATGTAGGACACTTACTAGACTTAGCAAACGGCTCACCATTTATCTTTGTCTTACGTATGTGACCACTACCTCTACACTCGCTACATTGTATAGCTTCTGTTTTGTACAGCCTTTCTGTATTACCTGCAATAAGACTGCGGAAGTCTGCATCGTCCATGTATGGGTCAATCTGACTAGCCCAATACTGCTTGTCGATAACTTTACGACCATATATAACCCAAGATAATTGCTCTGGGCTATTGAGGTTGATAGGTGTATCACCCATTATATAACGTACATGAACTTGAAGCTCATCAAGTAACTGACGTTTCTCTTCTTCAAACTCCTGACGCACAGCATCTAGTGCCTTTCTATCTACCTTGATACCACGTTGATATATACGTGCTAGGCAAACAGCTACTTCATTAGTCAGTATAACTGTAGGCATCAGTGATGCATCGTCTTCTTTATTAAGCCTGTATATAAGTTTATCACACAACTGCTGAGTAGCATGAATATCGGCACTAAGGTACATACATAATTCATCGTGTGGTATTGTACGTGTACTATACCCTTTCTTATAATACTCCTTGAGTGTACTCTGCTTCTTAGTATCTAACTCATACCGTTCAGCACAAGCCTCAAGGGATAAAGGTTCCTTGATACCACGTTGCAACACATACTCACCAAGCATTGTATCAAAGACAGGACCATCATATTTGAAGCCTGACTCCCATACCCACATAAGGTCATATGCTGCATTGTGTGCAATGAGTATAGTAGCTTTGTCTAATGCATCCTGCACTATTTTGTACCCATCGGGTGTAGCTTCCACATCATTGTGGTCAAAGGTAACAATAGTTTCTTCACCTGTATCTGTAAGAAGACCAACCATAGTAAGTGAATTGTCTGGCTCAAAAGGGTCAAGGTGTAACTTACCGTTACGCTCTGTTGTTGTATTCTCTACATCAAGTGTTAGCTTCATACTGTGTACCTCGCTGTTTGATATTCAAGATTACAATGTACACTACCGTGCCACCCTGTCAATTTATTCTTAACGATATTTAGGTGACGCTGTACATCTTCTTCATCCTGCCCTTGTACTGGTGGATTCTTAGCAATAAGAACCATAAGGTCAGCTTCAGCCGCCTTACCAGTACGACTACCTTCCATCATGCTTTGATTAAGAATAATCTTACCTTCTGCATCTGCAGATAGCTGAGACATATAGAAGACTGCACACTCATGCTCTTTAGCAATTTGTCTAGCATGAATGGCATTAGCTTTTAATGCCTCATCAGGGCGAGAGAAACCAGCAGACTTAGCAAACTTATCACCCATGTCTAATAATATAATGTCTGGCTTGTATGCCTTACATACAGACTCTACCCAATTCATATCACGACCTGTCGCATCCTTAATCTTAATACGTTCTTTAACAGGTGCATACAACTCACGTGCCTTTGTAGGATTCTTCTTAACCTCTTGCATAGTCATACCAGTAGCCGCTGTAAGATATCTGGCACCTACACGGTGGTAGCCTTCCTCATTACAAAGGATGATGCAGTTAGCACCTTGATGTGCAAACCCACCCGGCGCAGCAATCAATGACGCATGGAAGGATGTCTTACCTGTATTAGGTCTAGCACCTACTTCAATCAAGTGACCTGCATTAACACCTTCAACCTTACGTGTGAGGCTGGCTATGTTAAACGTCCAACGTGCCTCAAGGTCATTACGAGCAAGCAGTGTTTCAATGTCTATGTCATCCCACTCAATATTTAAGTTAGGTGTAAAGTCATCACCATACTGCTCAAGTATATTGCGTATGTCATTAAGTGAGTTAGCTGTACCATTGACCATATCAAAGCCAAGGTTAGCAACGTCTTCACCAATCACCTGCTGAAATAGTTTAGACAACACCTCTTGTGCAATGTCTGCACCCATAGGCTGTTCCTTCTTAACTAAACGGAACAGAGATGCATAGGCTTCCTTCTGTGCTGTAGTCAGTGTTGGGTTGTTAGACATGAACAGTGCTTCAATCTCATCAGGTGTAACTGTACGCCCATATAACTGCATTGCTTTGTCTAATACCTGCTTAATCTTTCTTACTTCTGGATTAAACAAGCGGTCAGGACACTTAGCACCACGATGTTCATCGTAAAACTCCTTGTCCATCAAACTTCTAATTAGTGATAATTCCATATAAATTCTCCATATCTTCAGGGTTACGATATTTAAAGTCATCTTTTAATCTTAGGACACGAACATCGTTCACGTATCCTTTTAATTGTTTTGCCATCTGTATTGTCTTCGGTAACGCATCGGGGTCTAATGCAATTACTGCTGTTGAGAACTGTGAGAGATACCCTTTATGCGAATCAGATAACGATGTACCCAATAGCGCAACCCCGACAAAGGAACCGAAACCAACAACGGCTGCACTCACACAGTCCTCAACAACAACAGCGACACTACCATGTCCTGATACGTATGGCAAGCTATTATTACCATACCGCTTCCATTTAGGTATTCTCTTACCCAATGAACGACCAGTAGCATCAACAATCTTTCCATCATGTACAACAGGAAACACAACTCTGTGTTCCTTAACATCATACATCAGAGACAGGTTGTCAGCATCAATGTCCCACTCAGCACACCATTCAATAACTTCTGGCTTGTCTCTATGGGGTACGATGTAGGTAGGTAGCACAAAGTCATCTAAGGCCCCCCGTGAGGCTCCTACAAGGCTCTTACGAATATCATCTGATGTAAGTCTCACCCTAGTGCCACCACCTACAGTACAAGATACTTTATAACAGTTCCACATAAGATTACCCATATTATTAGTAATACTAAATGTATTCTTACCATTACAAACAGGACAGTTAGTTCTTTTAGTGTGTCCATTAGGAATGTCATAGTCACTAGGGTTTATCATATATATGTTCCTTTATGTATATTATATATATATTATAATAGTTATATATATATAGTTCGTTGCGGCATTTGAGTGCTTATATCATGCTTTTCTACGTGTCGTCAATGCTAATTCTGCACTTTTTAAAGTATTTTTCATATATGGTTTTACACTTGCCGGGTTAGCGTGTCCTGTAACCGACATAATTTGCCCCATACCGACACCTGCCTCAACCATTTCCGTAACACCAGTACGGCGCAGGTCAGATAAGCGTAGTTCTTTTGATAGCCCCGCAGCATCCATCAACTTACGACCATACTTAGGTAACTTAGTTAAAGAGTAGGGTGAATAAACACCCTTGATAGGATAAGGTCTTGGAGCAACGTATTGTTGGAATCCAAAGTCTTCATGTTGCTGTTTAATCATATCAAACAAATCATCTTCTATAGGTAGGTGTACATCTGCATGACGCTTAGACTGCTCAATCTCTACCGTCTGTGTATCAAAGTTTATATTGTCCCATGTAAGCATACGCATATCACCTAGACGCTGGCACCATTCATATGCCATGTGTGCAATAAGCCCTATGTTACGGGTATTAAAATCCTCGTAGGCAAAGGACAATAACTTTTGTACATCACCCCTACTCCAAACAACCTTACGCCTCTCTACGGTTCTCCTACGGATATTTTCAAAAGGATTTATTAAGCATAATTCCATACGCAACCCATGATTGAACATAAGACGTGAGGCAGAAATAATGTGATTAGCCATGTATATACCTTTTTCACACCATTGATTGTATGCCTCTTTAGCAGTGCGAGTAGGGAAGTTTTTGTAGTCGAGTGTGGACAGCTTAACACCGTCCACCTCTGTGTTTAACATTACGTTGATATGATACTTATACTGTCTCTTAGTATCGTCACGTAAGTTCTTGTAATCATACGATTTATAATAATCGTCTGCTAGGTTAGTTATTTTCATTGTTAATCTCTATGTCCATAAGGTTCCGCATCTTCGCCATTTTCTACTACACATCCACGAGGTGCCTCATCACAGTTAGGATAACTATAACAGGCAATGTGTGGGTCATGATAAGTCATTCGTAAAATTTTATATTTTACAAAATCCAAAAGGTTAAAAAAGGGATAGCGTATAAGAACTATGTATACATATTCACGAATTGTCCATGTCTCTTCCCAATCACCCTTGTATAGTGGTTCTCCTCTTCTCATACTCTGTATTCGACAGAAGAAGTCCTCTATACGCCAAAATAAATGTAGCAAAGACCACACCCAATCCTTATCACAATGAAAACTAGATACATATTCTTCTAAGTATTCATTTCTTTCAGACCTACCATAAAACCAATCGCCATTACACCAAACCAAAAGCATTGCCA